CATAGGTTCAAATCCTGTCCCCGCTATTTTTATGTAAGCCCAGATAGCTCAGTTGGTAGAGCAGAGGACTGAAAATCCTCGTGTCGCTGGTTCGATTCCGGCTCTGGGCATTGAGGTAAAAACCTCATGTTTTAAATGGGATACTAGCTCAGGTGGTAGAGCACTTGACTTTTAATCAAGTTGTCGGGGGTTCGAATCCCCCGTGTCTCATTAAATGGGAAAACTCATTGCTTTTAGTGATGAGTTTTTTTATTGTATTCGTATAACCTTCTCACTTAAATTTAGAGGTCAAGCACACAGAAAGTGAGGTTGTTATTATGAAACAAATCCAAATGAACAAATCTAAAAATTTATCTGTAAATGATGCTTATGATTTATTTATCAGAAAGTGTCGTGTCAAGAATTTATCCCAAGCATCTATTGTGTCATACGAGAATAAGATTCATCCGTTTGTAGATTACTGTGAAGGTGGTCTTATCAGTGCGGTTACAATCGACACAGTAGATGGATTTACCAATCATCTTAAAACAGAACATAATGTGAATGATGTATCTGTCGTATCTTATTTACGGTCTGTGAGAGCGTTCCTATATTATTGCATGGAATGTAACTACATGACCACATTCAAAATTCATCTTCCAAAAGCACAGAAGGACATTAAGGAAACTTACTCGAATGAACAGTTGGAGAAATTATTAGCCAAGCCAGACCTCAATAGTTGCTCTTTTACGGAGTTTAAGACATGGGTGTTTGAAAACTATATGCTTGCTACTGGAAATCGTCTCAGTACGGCTTTAAACGTCCATATCAAGGATATTGACTTTGATAATGGAATGATTATGTTGCGTAAGACAAAGAACCGTAGACAGCAGTTAATCCCACTCTCAGCGTCTTTATCTGAGATATTGAGAGAGTATCTTGATATTCGTGGTGGAAATCCTGATGATTTTCTTTTCTGTAATAACTATGGTGAGCAAGCCAGTAACAGGACATGGCAGACATTGGTATATCGCTACAACATTAAGCATGGTGTCAATGTCACAAGTATACATTCATTCCGACATACTTTCGCAAAGAACTGGATTCTCTCAGGTGGTGATATTGTAAGATTAAAGACCATCATGGGACACAGTAATATTGCAGTCACGAATGAATATCTTGCTATGTTTGGTCAGGATTTGCAGATGGATTTTGAGAAGTTCAATCCATTAGATAACTTGAAGAACAGAAACAGAGAACAAATCAGAATGTAAAGGAGAATAATGTTTATGAAGAAATGGATCAAGGCAGATAACGGCAGAGTAACACAGGTGATTGAATTTGATGATGGCTCAAAGATGGAACTGCCATTAGATAACAATGGTAACTTGAAATGGTTTGACGACAGCAAACTAATCAAAAAACCAAGTGATTTTCTAGGGTGACAACAACCCCCAATAAATCCCTACTGTTGTCCAAATATCGTGACAACGATAGGGATAAAAGTGGGGTAGTTGTGACACATATTAGTAGTAGATAAGAGTTAATAATAGACAAGTGATACCACTCGTTTTCAACGAGATGTTATTCTTTGGATTTATTATTGTTTTGTTTTGGAAAGGAGAGATACATGAATTATGCGAATGTATTTGGTCGTACACAGAAGCAATTTGATATGACCATGAACAGAGAAAAAATCACAGTTACAGATTTCTTCAATTCAGATACCAAGTATGATGTATTCTTTCGCAGGAATCAGCGTAGTACCACACCGCAAGGTAAGGTTAGATTTTTCTATGCTCAGAGTACACCTATTCATATTGGAACTATCTTTGTATTGAATGGAGAAAATTATATTGTAACTTCTCAGGACGGAATTGAGAGTGATATATATTTTACATCTATTGCAGTCAGAAGTGATATGACCTATAAAGTTAAGACGGATAAGGGTACTGCCAGTATTCCATTTGTTGTTGTATCTGATAAATGGACTGTTGCTCATGGAACTATTACACAGTTGAATGGTGCAGTTGCATTGTACACAGGTTATAACAGTGCAGTGGAGAATATAAAGGTGAATGATTCGTTTAGAGGATTTGGCAACTATTATAAGGTTGGAAACACCTTTAAGAATAATAATCTGTTCTATCTGTATTTGGAGCAGACGCAAGCACCGATTGGCAACTATAAGATTGAATATACTGGTGTAACCTCATTTGATATGAAGGAGAGCAATACATATCAGTTGACTTATTCCGTGACCGACAATGGGGATGTTGTAGAGAATCCACATATATCATATAAATCTTCTAATGTTGAGATTGCTACAGTTGATGATAATGGTCTTATGACTATGCTTCAAGAAGGTTCAGTTGATATTGTTGCTTCATGCGGTGGTGCTACCTGTACAACAACTATGGCTATTGCAGATACAACACCGAAAGTCAATTACACAACGAGCATATCAACATCTACAGATACAATTAAGGTTGGTGGCTCTTATAAGACACTTACTTGTCTGTTTACTGATAAGAATGGACAGGATATTACAGAAACAGTCGTTGCTGATATGACAACTGCTGACTTTGTATGGACTTGCTTCATTGATGGAACTGAATATACAAATAATTCTATGGTCGTTTGGTATAAGGGTTCGTCTACTAATAGCAAGAGAATGAAGTTGACTTCTGCTGCAACGAGTTATCTTGCACATACAATCACTATCAAGTGTACGGTCAATGGTGTAACGGCAAGTAAAGATTTGGAGATAAGTGAGTAACCTATAACTTGGCGAAAAAGATTTATCTCTTACTTGATATTTTCATAGAATATGATATAATATCTATATAGAGAACATAAGTTTTGTAAAAAGTTTACAAAAAAGGGTTAAGTTTTTTATAACTTGTGTCGATATATATTATGTAAGGGATAAATCTGATAGCCAAATACACAGAAAGCGAGGAAATAAATGATATTACAAAATGGCTTGAAGATTATGAGCATTGATGCTACCGACTTATTTAGAGTAGAGGTAGAATCAACAAAGAACAAAAAGGGCAAAGAGATTAAGGTTGCAAAAGAAATCGTACCTTCTGGATTATCTTCCTATTACGATTACTATGATGAATCAAAAGATGAAATTCTTCATCTGAGAAATCCCCAGTTATTCAAAATGAAATTAGATAGCAGTATGGCACTGGATGAATTAGGTCGAGTGATTGCAGACAGACGAATGACAAAGACAGCATTTTTCAATGTCAGAAGAAAGTTAGCAACAGACCAAGTAGTATACTTAACATTCAAATATTCTTCATTTAGAAGCACTCTCGAAGATGATAAGGATGATAAGGGCAAGGTCAAGAAGTACAGGGTAGACGGAAAGACAAAAGAAACCATCAGATATATGATATATGATAAGGAAGATTTCTCTTTCAAGATTGACGATATTGAATATGTTAGATGGTGTCGATCAGGAAGTGCTTCAAGACAAGGTAAATGTTTCTTCATCAACAAGGAACTGGTTCACTCAATGAACCTGTTTACGGATTGCGGTATCAATCCTAAGAAGAGAAGAATCAATCTTGCATCATTTGAAGCGTACAGAGCATTGTTGTTATCACATAAAACAGCAAACTTAGATATTCGCCCGGAGAACATACTTCTTATCAAGGATGTAAAATCAGTATTTAAAGATAAGGTAATGTATGTGGGACTTAAAGATAAGAAACTCTTCACAGAAGAAAAAGAAATGACGATTGAAAACAAAATATGGGATGGACAATCACTGATTGATAAATCTCTGATGGGTGACTACCAAGACAAAGGAATGTTACTTCTTCGTCACAAATTCTTCAAATCTTGTTGCTTTAACAGCAATATTCAGCAGTGGTTCAAAGACAACCACATCAAAGATGTTTCCCAGTTAAACGGAATTACAACAGCAAAGAGAATCGAGGACATCAAATTTATTACTACTCGAAGCAGTATTAAATATTGTAAGTTCGGAGATACCGAGAATTGGTTCTATGACTGGTTGAAACAAATTTCTAAGAAAAATATCCCATTTGGAATAGTAAAATATGAAAAGCCGACCAAATACTTTGGCGGTAAGTTAGTAAGAACACACTATCAGATTTTAAACACCTTACAGATTACAAAGAATAAAATCACAGAATTATTACAACAGACATTAGATTATATCGAACTGCTCAGGAAAGATCCACTTGCAATGTATCACTATTGCGAAGCAACATCAGATGATGAGGACAGCGACTTAATGATGAATGTAAAAGCAGATGTAATTTACAGAATGATGAAACTGAATATGTCCTTCAAGGACACAAAACTTTACAAACATCTTGCGAAGAATGTAATTGAGAGTATCAGAGCAGATATTAAGTGTGGCAGGATTCTTGTCAATGGTAACTACTCAACGGTCTTAGGAAATCCAATTGAAATGCTTCAGGAGTCAATCGGAAAGTACGAGCCAGAGACAACAATAGTTGGTAAAGGAAACATTATATCAACAGCGTTCCCACAGAAACAGTTACTTGCTTGCAGAAGTCCACATATCACAATGGGAAATATTTATCTCCCACATAACACTGAGAACCATTTGGTTACAACCTACATCAATATGACAGACAACATTATGGTAATCAATTCAGTAGGTGAGAATGTTTTACAGAGAGCAAATTCAATGGACTTCGACAGTGACCAGATGATGATTGTTGACAACGATATAATGATTGATGCAGCCGTTAAGAATTATGATAAGTTCTTAGTTCCGACAACAGATATTGAACCTGATCCGAAGGAAGAGGAATACACGGCAAAGAATCTTGCAAAGTTGGATTATGAAAGCAGTGAAAATCTTATAGGTCAGATTGTTAATCTTTCACAGGTCTTGAACTCAAAATTGTGGCACGAGATGAATAAAGAAGAACCGAATCAAAGTTATATTGATAGATTGTATAAGGATGTATGTCAGTTATCTATAATGTCAGGTCTTGAAATTGATAAGGCAAAGAAAACACTGATTGTAGATAACAAAACTGAGTTGAAAGAAATCAGAGAACGATACAAAAGTAAAGAAGATGGCAAAATCGGTTATCCAATGTTCTTTAAGGAACTTGGTAAGAAAGGAAATTACGACAGCAAAAAGACATATATCTTTTATAATACAACACTTGATATGATTGGTGATGAGATTGCATACAAGACAATGACAGTTGAGGGTACAGAAAAGGCACTGCATAAGATCCTGAGAAAGCCAGATATTAAATCAAGAGATGTAGACAAAGATAAGATTAAGGCGGTCTTGGAATTATGCAAGCAAAGAGCCAAAGACGATAAGAAATTAGGAGTTGAGAAAACTCAGTTGGGTAAGAGTGAATACAACCGCATGAGAAAGCAGACCATTGAAAACTTCTTGGAAGATTTGGCAGAGATAAAGATGAACCAAGCAACACTCTACACATTGCTTACAAGCGAGGATGCAGAGAAATATGAGGACTATATCTTACAGGGATTATTGGAACTGAAATCATCTACATTGAAGAAACTGGTTAAGACAGATGATACAACACCAACACTTGTAGAAGATGCAGCAGGAGACATTGAGATATACGGAATAAAGCATAAAAAATCGGAAGTGGCATAAAAACCACTTCCTTTTATTTTGCAAAAAAACTGCACGATTATTGCCGAATTAAATTTCGTTCCCCCTTGTAAAATAAGGCATTCCGAGGTCATTACAATGGGTGTAATATGGAGAGAAAAAATTGCGTTTTGGGCATAAAAACCACACCAACAATCCTATGAATACATTGGTGTTCTTGTCATTAAATTTCTTTCCTATGGAAAAGCATAAGAAACTTTTACAAATGCTATTATAGCAGGATAGAAAGTCAATGTCAACGATTTTCTAAATTTTTTATGCAACAAAATTTCTAGTATCTAACATAGTAATCATTTATTTATGGGACGGTGTTCTATCGTCCCTTCCTCCTCCAGTTTATAACGGTCGAAAAAAACGGCACGTTAAAATATATCAAAAGTTTTTATGGGGCAGCCCCACGAACTAAGTTTAACTTAGGGCGTACTGACTGCAACAGGAAAGGATTAAAAGATGGATATTAAAGAATTGAATTTAACAGATGAGCAGATGGCTCTTGTGTCTAAATATGTTCAGTCAGAAACAGATAAGGTGCGTACAGATTATAGTGCGAAACTTAAAACTGCCAATGATGAGATTGCAAGATTAAAGCCAGTAGAAAAATCTGATGCAGAGAAAGCATTAGAGGAAAGAATCTCTGCTCTCGAAAGTAGAGAGAAAGACCTTGCTAATAAAGAGAAGTCAATGACGCTTGCAAGCAAATTAAAAGAGAAAGAACTTCCTGAAGGATTAGCAAAGTATCTTAATGTCGGTGAGGATATGGATAAGACCATAGAAGAGGTAGGTGCATTGTTCGGTAACTACTTTCTCAACGGATCAAACAAGCCATCAAATCACCAGACCTCAAAAGGAATTACAAGGGAAGATTTTAAGAAGATGGGATATGCGGAGAGAGCAAAACTTTTTGCAGAAAATCCTACACTTTATCAAGCATTGAATAAGTAGGTGGTGATGACCACTTATCAATGGGAAAGGTGGTCTAATGGACGTAAATACAATTCAAACATTGATTACTTCTGTTGGCTTTCCTATTGTCTGTGTGCTTGCTTTAGGATGGTTTATCTATAAAGCGTTTGAGAAGTTCACAGCACAGTCAGAGAAGCGTGAGGAAAAACTTTACACTGTTCTGGCTAATGCACAGGAAACCAATGAAAGATTATCAAAGACAAACGCTGAGTTTGTGACGGTATTGAATACATACAAATCTGACCTTGAAGAGATTAAGTCAGATGTTTCGGAAATTAAAGAAAATATGAAAGGTTAAAATGGTGAAAATTTATGAGTACAATTAACACTAATGTTATTGTGCCTGATGTATATTCTGCTCTCGTAAGAGAAAAGATTACAGGCAAATGCAAGGTAGCACAGTTCCTTGTTAATCTTGGAGAACTCCACGGCAAAGTCGGTGAGACATTAACTATGCCTAAGTGGGGTTATATCGGAGATGCTAAGGATTGGGACATCAATACTCCTATGGATGTAACACAGATGAAGCAGACATCTACAACTGCTACAATCAAAGCAATCCAGGCACCAGCCGTAAAAGTTGCAGATTATGATTCTGAGGTGGAACTCGGAAATGCTATCAATGAAGCAGCAGAGCAGCAGGCAATCGCAGTTGGTAGAAAATATGATACTGATGCTATTGCAGAGGCATTAAAGTCCCCACTTAAATATAAGTTAGGTGCTAAGAACACTGTTACACAGGACGAGATGATTGCTATTCTCGGACTTTATGGTGACGACAGAGACAGTGCAGATTTTGATGCTATCGTTATCTCATCTCTCTTTGCACCATCTTTCTATAAGATGGATATGTTCACTTCTCGTGAGAGAACAATGACAAAGGATGGTAACGGTATTGCAGTAAACGGAATTATCGGTTATTTCCTTGATATTCCAGTTGTATTATCTGATCGTCTCTATGATACAACAAACACAGAGGGATTTATCCTTGTAATGAAGAAGAACGCTATCTCTTATATTCCAAAAGAGAATCCATTCGCTGAAACTGCAAGGGATGCATCTCTCAGACAGACAACTATTTACTTATCTCAGTTCTATGCAATGTCATTAACTGATGATACAGCAATCGTTGTTGCTAAGACAGTATTACCTACAGGTAAATAAAATACACATAAAAAGAAAACCAAAAGAAAGTAAAGTTTCATTGGGAATAATTATGGGGTGACTTATATGTGTATAGGTCGTCCCATTTTTTGTAGAAAGTGAGGGATAAAATGCTCAGTGGAGAACAACTAAAATTTCTAAGATATTATAATGGTAAGACACAACAGCAAGTCGCTGATTGGTGCAATGTATCAAGAAGATATATCATTATGGTTGAACAGAATGAAGAAAGATTATCAGAGGAAACATATAACGCTTTTATCAACTGCATCTATGGCATTGGAAAGCCACTGCCAAAAGAACCAAGACCAAATCAGACCAGTAAAAAGAAGAAGTCAGGTGATGACTAATGGGACTGTTCAGTAGAATATTTGGCGGTAAGTCCATTAGGTCTGCTGCAACTTCCGCATCATTTCTTGGTGCTTATCGTGAAGCGGGTGGACAATCTTATTCAGGCGGTGGATGGGGATTAGACAGATTCAACAGTATTATAGATGCTCATTCATCTGTAGACGATATGATAGAAGAATGGGGACTTGCTGATGAAGGTTGTCGGTATCAATCCCTAGATGGATATTCTAACCCATACACCCAAGCATACCGTGAAGAAAGAGAACGTGCAGAAGAAGAAGCAGAGGTTCTTGCAATGTTCGGAGAAGAGATAGATGTAGAACTTCTAATTGATTGGGACACTGTAGAAGAGAACGCTTATGAGTATGCAGAAGAACTTGCACAAGCATGGTTAGATGGAGATGAATGGATTCCAGAAGAAATTATGGACTGGGCTTGGTACGATTTATCAGACCATAATATGTAAGGGAGAACACAATGACAGGAAAAGAATTTCGCAAATGGCGAAGAAGTTTAGAAATCTCTCAACAAGTGGTAGCCGATTATGCGGAATGTAATAAGTCAACTATCTGTCGTTGGGAGAAAGAACAAATCAAAATATATCCAGACCTATATTCTAAGGTAATGGATTTCTATAAAAATCATAAATAATCTTACGCACAAATCTGTGCGAACAAATCACAAGAACAAAAGTCGGAAATGTATGAATAGGACATGGCGACTATAAAACAAAGGAAGTAACCAAAAAACGGTAGAAAGGCAAGGTGAAATAATTTGCAGAAAGAACGCAAGTATTTCATCTTCATTATGATTAACTGTCTGAGCGAATTATTTCGCCCAGATGGTGAACGTAATGAACGTGGAATATTTAAGTAAAGTACCTGAGTGGTATAAGAGTAATGAAAAATTTGATTTAGTATTGAGTGATGATATTGATTCACTCACAACAGTTGCAGTTGTACAGAGTGTACATCCAAACTGGAATGTAGAATATTTCTATGATTTCGATAATATCTATGCAAGTACAGATGTTTATTTCAAGGAAAATAAATCACGCACAAGAGTATGGTGTGATGTAGCGTTTTGTAGAAATGAAATGGCATTTGACAATCATATCAGCAGGAAAGATATAGACGACCATGTAAATCCTCGTTGTATCAATCCGAACATCTTAGCAAGCGTATCTAATTATGGCTATACAAATAAGTATGCAGGATCAACTGCTCTACTTGTTTGGTCTTTATACAATATCCCATTACCAAAAACAGAAGAAGGAAAGATGATGCTGCTTTGTATCGACAGCACATTCAAAGGATTTTATTCAAGCACATTCAAAGAGAGAAACAGATTCTTTCTATGTGATGTATTGGATTTACCAGAATTATATGAGGTAGAAAAGCGTCATGAGATTAAAGAATTTTATCAGTTAATGGACAAGTATGGACTGTCTCAGAAGATTAGATACAACAGCGAGACAAAACAGATTGAATCAAAGTTAGATGTCGCCACAATTAGCGAGAAGTTGGGAATAGATATATCTCTTCCAACAAAACAATATGACCATTGGAGAAGTTTTGAACAGAAACAGGTCAATATGTGCGGTGTGAAATCCATAAAAGATTTAGAGAGAGGATTGGTCACACTGGCTTTTACATTTAGAAATGTAGCAAAGTATTCCGTTTTGAAAAAGACGGCTTAATTGAAAATTGAATAGAGAATATATAAAGGGTGGCTACATTACAGTCACCCTATAACAAAAGAAAGGACACAGAAAGATGAACGAATATTTATTAGAAATGCAGTTGTCCACAGAGGACAATTTATCAGATGAAGAACTTATGATTATGAACTCGTACCAGAAGGTACGCACCAACAGAAAAAAGAAAATTCAAAAGGAGAATATTACAAATGGAAAAGAACACAATTATTATCTTTACTGCTAATAAGGCAAGAGAGTTATTAAAGGATGGATTTAAGGTGGTTGATATTAAACCCGACAAAACAGATTCAGATGGAAAGAGAAGCGTATTTGTATTTGAATATGCAGATGGAATTTTAGACAAGATTAAGAAAACAAAATAATAAAACCAGAGATGGGAACTCGTGCAAACGAGTCCTATCACTTATCTACTACTAATTCCTTATCTACTAATAATATGTGTCACAGATGATGCCATTTTATCTGTCCTGTTGTCAGTAGATTTGGACAACCATACACATAAAAAGGGCATAGTTGTCGCCCTAGAAAAACACATAAGGTAGTGTCAAATGAATTATGAAAAATTGAGCAATAGAAAATAGCTCAGTTAGAACTTTGAAAATTGCAGATATTTTACTTTTTGGATAGTGACGC